TGTTTTACCTCCTACATTAAATAAAGCAGGATTGATTTCTATTTTTTTGAAACTTGACATAATTATTATAATAAAATTAATTAAATTTTATAATAAAACTAATTGCTTTTATTTGTTTTTACTTTTATTTGTTTTCTTTTTACTTTTATTTTTTGTTGAATTATTTGTTTTCTTTTTCTTTTTATTTTTTGTTGAATTATTTGTTTTCTTTTTCTTTTTATTTGTTTTCCTTCTTGTTTTGTTGCTACCGCCACCACGCGGTTTATCTGAAGACGTTAGAGTTTCTGTATCTGATTGTAACACATTTGGATTGTCTGTATAAGGCAAATGATCACTTTCTGAATGACCACATTTTCTACATAATTCTTGTGCGGCTCCTCCTTGTTCAGGTGATTCAAATTTTGTACATTTACATCTACCTTCATTCCCTCTACAATTACTAGGTTTTGTCATAACATCAGCATCACTACTTAAACCTATGGAACTTCTTGATTCACTCGGTAATTTTACAAGTTCTTTCAAATTTATCAAATCGTCCTCAATTTCAGCATTAATTTTCTCAATTTCAGAATTACCTTCATAAGGTGAGTGATTAATTATTGTATGCTTGCAGTTATTACATATTTCTTGTCCTAAGTGTAATCCTTCTTCTTTTACAAAATTATCACAATTACATTCTTCTTCTAAACAAATATTCAAGATTCGCATAGTTTTATGTCGTTCTTTCTCCGCAATTATAGAGGATGATGGTAATATATTAAATATCTCAATACATTCAAATTCATTTCTTTCTAATATTCTTTTACAATTTTCATCTAAACCATGTTTACTAATATAATTATTTAACAATGTAATTCCTCCATTTTTTTGATAACTTGTTAAATTAGAAATCTTGTTATCTTCATCTATATAATGCTTTATTTCATTTTCTTCACCAGTTGCTTTTAATAAAAAGTCTCTTACTTTTATACCAAATTGCACCATTTGTTTATCTAAATCATTCATAATTTGAACAGGAACATATTTAAATGCTGATTGAAATATTGGTTGGTTTGGTTGTTTTGGATCAAGAAAATTTGGATTTTTCATTGTTATATCATTCCACATTTCAAGTCCTTTTACGGGTTCTTTTGTATATCCTGTTTGAGAAAGGTTAAGAATATCTTCATATTTAGTATTTTTTTTAATTATACAATTTAATAAATAAAGCGTATCACTAGCATAACGTGTGGACGTCGCCTTTGTTGGTCGCATGTATACATCCTCAACAATGATTAAATCATTAAATTTACGTTTTCTATCATTTCTGCTACAATTAAAATCAAATTCAGAATTTTCCATTATTCTATTAGACAACCCAAAATCTATTATAGTAGCAGATCTGGTTCTTTTATCATTATTTAAATATGTCATAACATTTGATAAATGTAAATCATTATGTTTTATTCCTACAAACGTACATTTATCAATAGCTATTAAAACATCTGCTTTATATTTTAAAAAATCAATATATTCACATTTTTTTCCTAAATCTTTATTTCTTCTATTATCCACACATTCTATATCAATGAAATTTTTTGAATCAGGTAAATATTCCATTAATACACAACCTAATTTATATTTTTTTTCAAATATAGATTTCATAAATTGTATAAATAAGTATTCATGTTTTTTTTTTGAATATATTTTTAAATCACTTTCATCATGATTTACTATATATTTTCTTTCTTCATTTAAAAAAGTAAATAATGGAATAAATTTTGCGTAATTAAATATGTTTACAAAAAAAGATAATAAAATATTCGGTGTTATTGCTTTCATTTGAAAATCTAACATATATGTAGTATAAAATGCTAATTTTTGAAGTTCAACTTCCCTATTGTATTGATCTTCTTGAACAGCTACTTTTTTAATAAATAAATCATTCCTCCTACTCCCCATAAACATTTTTCCCTTTTCATAAAAAAAAAAAAATTTTTCAGTAAATGGGTCGGTGTTTATACCTTGTGGTTTAAATGTTTCTACTATAGGAACAAATTTTAAAACTAATTGAGTAACATCTTCACTCTTTATACTTGATATACCATTACTTTCATCAAAAAATATTTTGGAATAGGGTGATTCTATATTAGGGTTTAAATTTAATAACAAAACAAAGGCATATTGACTTTCTATAAATAATACAGATGTTATACTATTTTGAATAAAATAAACAAGTGCTTGACTTTCTGTATATTGAGATTTTCTAAATATACCACTCATTGTATTTATTTTATAATTATATTTTAAATATTATTTCAAAATAATATTTTTATAAACTCTAAAACAAGATAATTATTTAAAACAATTTAAAAATAAATTGAAATATAAAATAACCCAATGTTAATATCAAATAAAAGTAAAATGGAATCTACACGTAACAACGAGAACGACAAATTGAAAGAAGTATTTGATATTAAAAATGACCAATTCATAGAACCGCCTTTTAGTATTATTGAATCGTACTTTAAAGGCCAACATTTAGAGCGCCTTGTAAGACATCAATTAGAATCATATAATAATTTTATTGGGTATCAAATAATTAAAACAATCGAGATGTTTAATCCTGTCCGAATTGCCTCTGATTTAGATTATGACCCAGTTAATAAAAAGCACTCATTAGAAATGTTTGTAACTTTTGAAAATTTCAGTATTTACAGACCTCAAATTCACGAAAATAACGGAGCGATTAAATTAATGTTTCCTCAGGAGGCACGCTTGCGCAATTTCACCTATGCGTCTGCTATGACAGTTGATATGAATGTAAAAATTATTGTGAGAAATGGCAAGGAATTAGAAAATATTCAAATTTTCCACAAGACACTTCCTAAAATTCGAATCGGTAGTTTGCCTATTATGATTAAATCGAATATTTGCCTTTTAAATCAATACAAGCACGTTGAACATACAATTACCGGCGAATGTAAATTTGACGCTGGTGGTTACTTTATTATTAATGGTTCTGAAAAAACCGTATTAGGACAAGAGCGCGCAGCTGAAAACAAAGTATATTGTTTCAATGTTTCTAAGAACAACACTAAGTATGACTGGATTGCTGAAATTAAATCAGTCCCTGATTTTAAGTGTATCTCGCCTAAGCAAATTAATATGATGTTTTCATCTAAGAATAATGGCTTCGGTAATGCGATTCATGTTCAATTGCCCCGAGTAAAGCAACCGATTCCATTGTTTATTGTTTTTAGAGCACTGGGTGTGTTATCCGACAAGGAAATCTGCGAAAAGATATTACTGAATTTGGACTGCACGGAAGGCAAAAACAAGGAAATATTAGAAAATTTACAGGCATCGGTTATTGAATCGAATAAATATTTAACTCAAGAAGAAGCTATCAAGTTTATTACAGGTTTTGTCATGTATACTCCTATTAATATGGACAAGGAAACTGGCGCTAAAAAGAAGCTGGATTTTACGATGGATATTTTAACCAATGATTTATTTCCGCATTGCCAGAATTCGGTTCAGAAGATTTATTTCTTGGGATACATGGCATATAAATTATCGAGAGCAGCGTTTGAATTAGTAAAACAAGATGATAGAGATTCTTACTCTAACAAGCGTGTTGATTTGACGGGATCTTTGCTAAATAATTTATTCAGGAATTACTTTAACAAGCTGGTTAAGGATATGGAAAAACAAGTAATTAAAGAAATTAATACTGGATCATGGAAATCAACGGAAGATTATGAGAACATTATTAATTTGACGAATATTTATAAAATTATCAAATCTACTACCATTGAAAATGGTATTAAGCGCGCGTTAGCTACTGGTGATTTCGGTATTAAGCACACAAATTCGAATAAAGTCGGCGTTGCTCAAGTGTTAAATAGACTGACATATGTTTCTAGTTTAAGTCATGCGCGCCGTATTTCGACTCCTACTGATAAAAGTGGTAAATTAATTCCTCCTCGTAAGTTACATAACACATCGTGGGGTTATTTGTGTCCTGCCGAAACTCCTGAAGGTCAGTCTGTTGGAATCGTCAAGAATTTAAGTTATATGACACACATTACGATTTATTCAAATTCACTTCCTCTTTATGAATATGTTTTACCTAGCATTACGCAAATTGATAAGGAAGGATTAAATCCAATTGATATGTATAATAAGGTAAAGGTATTTATTAATGGTGCGTGGGTTGGAATTACCGATAGCCCTAAGGAATTGTATTTGATGCTGAAAGAGAAGAAATACAAGGGAATCATTAATATTTACACATCTATCATATTTGACTATGTAATGAAGGAGATTCGCATTTGTAATGATAGTGGCAGATTGACACGACCGCTATTAAGAGTCAAAGATAAGAATGTCCTTGTTACTGATTCAATTATTGAAAAGCTGAAATCTTCTGAGCTTACTTGGGACAATTTATTAACAAGTAGCAAGATTGACGATTCAGTTATTGAATACATTGACCCAGAGGAGCAAAGTTGGTCTATGATCGCAAATAAGCCTATAGATATTATTACTGAATCAGAACATATTTACAAATATACTCATTGTGAAATTCATCCTAGTACAATTTTCGGTGTATTGGCGTCTTGTATCCCGTTTCCAGAACACAATCAATCCCCGAGAAATTGTTACCAATGCTTAGACATTAATGAGACTGTTTTATTAAGCAATGGAAGCAAGGTTCCTATTAAAGATGTAAAGATTGGAGACGAAGTTTATTGCTTTAATCCTGAAACAATGGAAACCAGTTATACTAAAGTTGTAAATCAATATGTTAGAGAAACTGATAAGCAAATATACAAGATTAAGACTTTAAGTGGAAGGGAAATTATTGCTACCGACGACCATAAATTTATGACGGTTGAGGGTTGGTGTGAAGTTAAAAATATGGTTGTAAATGAAACTAAAATTGGAATTATGCCCAACCAGTCAGAACCATTAGGAAATAATAATAGCGAAGAAATTTGTATATTATCAGAAGAGCAATTTAGAGGATTCTTTAGAAGTAATCATTTTACTGAAAAAATAATTGATAAATATGTTAGTCAATTAAAGCAGCAAGATTTGTTACCTCTTTACAATTCGAATTACAAATTGCCTATTATTGCTAGAATATTTGGGTTTATTTTGGCCGACGGTTCTATTAACATTTATGAACGAAATAGTAATAAATTTACCGCATGTAGTTTTGATTTTGGTACAGAAGACGATGTTAAAAGCTTTGAGAATGATTTACAAATATGCGGATTTAATAAGTGTAAATATAACAAGTCATCGCGTAATTTTAATAACGTAGTTCATACAACCTACTCAGTCACACATAACGGAGTATTACCATCGATATTATTATCGCTAGGCGTTAGTTATGGCAGAAAAACTGAGACAGTTAGAAATTCAATTCCTGAGTGGATTATGAATGGCAATAAATTAGTTAAGCGCGAATTCTTAAGTGGGTTTCAAGGAGGCGACGGATGTAAAATTCGATGGAATAAGATGAGCATTGGGTATAATTTTGTTTGTGCTGAAACTTCGCAACAAATTAACCCGAAATACATTGAATCATTGATTACATTTATGGCTCAATGTGTAGTTTTATTGAAGGAGTTTGATATTGAAGTATTAAACGTGAAAACTGTTAAAATTGAACCAAATAGAATAAAAGCTTCTTATAAAATTACGGACAAGCACAGTAATTTAATTAAATATTTTGATAATATTGGTTATAGATATGCTTCTACTAAAAATAATACATCATTTGTTATTGTTGAATATTTAAGATACAAGCAAAGTTTATTTGAAACACACAAGAAAAATATTGAATTAATCAGAAGTTTGCATGATGAAAATAAAACAAATACAAGTATTGCGCTCGAATTAAATGTTAAGGTTAGTTATATTGCTGATGTGATTAGAAGTTATAACAGCAATAGAAATATCTCAATGAGAAATTTGGGAAAAAACACGATTGAAAATTGGTTGGAAGAAACGGTGTTATTTAATAATATGTTATTTATTCCAATTGAGTCTATTGAACTTGTTAGTAACCGTCTAATTTCAGACATAACGGTTGAATCTGATAATCATAGTTTTATTGCGGGAAATAATTTCTTGTCTAGTAATTGTGCTCAGGGCAAACAGGCGATGGGTGTATATGTTACAAACTATGAGAATCGCATGGATAAAACCGCGTATGTATTGAATTATCCGACGCGACCTCTTGTGGACACTCGAATTATGAATATGCTTCAATTAAATAAAATTCCGTCGGGTACGAATGTTATTGTGGCTATTATGACACATACGGGTTACAATCAAGAAGATTCGCTGTTATTTAATAAGGGTTCGATTGATAGAGGATTATTTGTGACAACTATATACCACACTGAAAAAGATGAGGATAAACAGAAGGTTAATGGTGATGAAGAAATCAGATGTAAACCAGATCCTTCAAAGACAAAGGGAATGAAAATGGGTAATTACAACAAGGTGAATTCTAAGGGTGTCATTCCTGAAAATACCATTGTTGAAAATCGCGACATTATTATTTCAAAGATTACACCTATTAAGGAAAATAGAAATGACCATACTAAGGTGATTAAGTTTGAAGACCAGAGTAAAATTTATAGAACTGCTGAGGAGTCATATATTGATAAAAATTATATTGATAGAAATGGCGAAGGTTATAATTTCGCAAAGGTCCGTATTAGAACTGTTAGAAAGCCAGTAATTGGTGACAAGTTCTCGTCTCGTCACGGACAGAAAGGAACTATTGGTAATATTATTCCTGAATGCGACATGCCATTCACTAAAAATGGTGTTAAACCTGATATTATCATTAATCCGCACGCGATCCCGTCTCGTATGACTATTGGCCAATTGAAGGAAACTGTTTTAGGTAAGGTTCTTGTTGAGTTAGGATTATTTGGTGATGGAACTTCATTCGGTCAATTTGATGTAAAGGATATTTGTAAAGAACTGATTAAGCTCGGATATGAATCTAATGGTAATGAAATTATGTATAATGGATTAACTGGTGAACAATTAGAGTGTAGTGTATTTATTGGTCCTGTATTTTATCAGCGTCTTAAGCACATGGTAAATGATAAGGCACATAGTCGTTCAATTGGACCCATGGTAAATCTCACTAGACAACCGGCCGAAGGAAGGTCTCGTGATGGTGGTTTAAGATTTGGAGAAATGGAACGTGATTGCTGTGTATCTCATGGAGCTTCTAGGTTTACTAGAGAACGTTTGTATGATGTATCTGATAAATATTCAGTTTATATATGTAAGAAGTGTGGTTTGATTGCTTCATATAATGACAAAATGCATATTCATCATTGTAAGACTTGCGATAATCGATCTGACTTTTCATATGTTGAAATTCCTTATGCTTGTAAACTACTCTTTCAAGAATTAAATACAATGAATATTGCTCCCAGAATTATGACGGAGCATTAAATATATAGTTTGTTTACATACTAACAAAATTGTAAGTATTTTATTTACAAAATAATTTATATAAATTCGTATTTTTAGTATAAAATACAAATAGTAGTATTATAATATATGTTTATCTATACAGCATTAATTATTGAACCTAGAAAACACAATGCTTTAAAATTTGTAATTAATAATTTTTTCCAAAACTTGTCAGATGAATGGGGAATTCTTATTTTCTATGGAAATAATAATTTTGAATATGTAAAAAATATAGTAGACAATTTAGAGGAGAAATATAAAAATAGGATAATAAACTTAGTAAATTTAAATGTTGATAATTTAAATTCCCGAACATATAGTCAATTATTTTTTACAACACAATTTTATGATCATATACCAACAAATACATTTTTAGTTTTTCAGACTGATTCTATTATTTTAAAAGAAAATAAAGATATTATAAATCTATTTTTGGATTTTGACTATGTTGGGGCTCCATGGAAACTTAATAAAAATGTAGGTAATGGTAGATTATCCCTCGGCAAAAAAAATAAAAATGTAGGTAATGGTGGATTATCCCTCGGCAAAAAAAATAATAATGTAGGTAATGGTGGATTATCTCTCCGCAAAAAAAATAAAATGTTGGAAATATTACAAAGTAAACCACTAGAAAATATTAATGAAGATGTGTTTTTTTCATCTAATATTAATAGTTCAATTCAATATAATGTTCCAGATTATATATTAGCACAAAAATTTTCTGTTGAAACAGTATTTTATGATAAACCATTTGGAATTCATAATTGTTGGAAATATATTACAAAAGAAGAATGTGAAGTTTTAAAAAATACTTATGCAGAGATAAATGAACTTATATTACTAAATAACTAAATCATATATTGAGTTTTTACATCTTTTTACATTTAAAACACTGATAATTTAATATAAAAACAATTAAATATAATTATAATTATATTTTCCAATTTAATTTAACATATGTTTTTCAAAAGTCGGTGAGCCAAACAAAAAATGGACAAAAATAAATGTCCATTTTTGCAAAAAGTAAAAAGGTCTTGGGAAAACTCTTCAACAAGACCATAAAATTTTTTAGCGTCTCACGACATTTTTTAAATTTTTCAATTTGTGACGATAAAATTTTTTATTTTTAATAAATAATTAAAGTATTTTAATAAAAAAGTATTTAGGCGAGTTTTTTATATTCTATTATAATATAAATGGATACAACGAATGACACTGAAAACTCGCCAGGATTTAATTGTAATTATTGTAACTATACATGCTATAAAAATAGTGATATGAAAAAACATTGTCTTACCATAAAACATATCAAGCGCGAGAAAGAATACAATATGGATACAAAGAATACAACACCTAATTTATATATTTGTGATTGTGGTAAAAAATATACATACCATTCAGGGTTATGGAAACATAAACAAACATGCGACTATTCTGCGACAAACTCGCCGCATGGCGATAAAATTAATTATGACACAGAAGAATTACCCGAAAATGAAAAAAATGATAAAGAATTAATAATTTTATTGTTAAAACAAAACAATGAACTTCAAAATAAAGTATTAGAAATTTGTAAAAATTCGTCAATTAATAATAGCAATAACAATATAACTCATACAAATTCACATAACAAAGCATTCAATCTTAATTTTTTCTTGAATGAAACGTGTAAAAATGCGATGAATATTACCGATTTTGTTGATTCCATTAAACTTCAATTAAGCGACCTTGAAAACGTGGGAAAAATAGGGTATGTAGAAGGTCTCTCTAAAATAATTATAAAGAACTTAAATGCGCTTGATGTCACTGAGCGCCCAGTTCATTGTAGCGATTCAAAGCGAGATACAATGTATGTCAAAGATGAAGATAAATGGGAAAAAGAAAGTGAAGATAATCACAAGGTTTTAAAGGCAATTGAAGATATTGCAAATAAAAACAGTAAGATGGTTAAAGAATGGAAACAAAAGAATCCTGAATGTGCTAGTAGTAAGTCTCATAAAGCCGACGTATATTCGCATATAATGATACAAGCAGTTTGCTCAAATAATGATGCGAACAACAACAAAATTTTAAAGAAAATTGCGAAAGAGGTAACAATAGATAAAAAATAAAAATATTATTATAATAAAAATATTATAATTTCATAAATAAAAATATTTTGAAATTATATAAAAATTACCGAAATTTGTGCCCAGATGAATCCCATCCATAGTGCCTACTATAAAAAACGATTTTATTATTATACACAGAATGATTGTCGTAGTAATGTGCGCCAAAAACGTCTTTTAACAATTGATATTTTTTGTTATTTATAATATAAATTCCTTCTTTGTTATATTCTTGATCATTCAATATTCCTGTTTCACCTGTATATATATCAAATAATCTACATATGCTCCAAGGCCAGTAATCATAATTTTTCTTAGTATTATAATATTCAATATATTTATCTATCAAAAACTTGAATATGGGTTCTTCAGGTTCTGAAATAATAAAATGTAAATTATATCCAGTGTAATATGATAAACAAGTAACAAATTGACTATCTTCTTCAATCACTTCTTTTAATGGTAAAACTGGTTTAATATCAGCATCTGCATATACACCTCCATATTTGTATAATATACAGCATCTCCAAAAATCACATTTAATTGGCCCATCTGGAATAAATTTAAATATATCACAATGTAATTGTGACATTTCTTCTTGTAGAAATTGTTCACACATTTTGTCATCATATAATTTTAATTCATACTCTGGATTTAATTTTTTCCAACTTTGCGCATAATATTGAAACTTATCGGTTATTTCTTTGTTACAAATATGAATTATTTTAGCTAGGGACATTAAATTATATTTTAATATTATTTACTACTTTTATATTATTTTTATACTTATAATTTTATAAGTATAAAAAATAATATAATATAATTTCATAAATAAAATAATATAATAATATAAACCATGTTATTTAAAGATATTTCAAATTTCAATAATGTAAATGATTATTTACCTATTTTAAATGGTTGTCTAAATGCCGATTTAATATTTATGTTTTTATTATATCACGGCGCAATAAATTCAAAAATGTTAAAACAATGGTATAAAAAATTCAGTTTAAGTGCCGTAATAGCAGACGTTTTTATACTTATTATTGGTATAATTATTACACGATTCATATATAAATACTTTTTCAATGAATTTAGTATTTGGAAATTTACAGCATTAGCAGTATGTGTTCAAATAATTCACGACGTATTGTTTTATCTTTTATTCAAAAATACACCATTGGGTTACAATTATATGTTAGATTTCTTTAAAAAATACGCAGATGAAATGGGAGCTCGTGCTATTGTTGGTGATAGCTTTATGATAATAATGTCTTGCTTGTTAAGTTCATATTTTGCTACATTTAACTTAAATAGTAATATTATAACACTGATAGTATCGATCTATTTTATTCCTTATATGATTTATTATGAAGGATAAAAATATAAATAGTAAAACTAAAAAATAAATATTTTATAAAATAAAATATTTAGTAAAAATTATCATCATAATTTAAAATCTAAAAACATCCCTTAATTTATATACAATTCCGGTTGTTAATCCGAACAAAACTGCTCCCCATATTGTATCAATAAATGCCGTTAAATAACTCCAGTTTTTAAACAATGACAAATTGGTAAATTCATAAACGGCATAAATCACTAGACCAAGCAACGCTGCTTCTTTTACAGATCTATTTTTCTGAATAATAAAATACTGTATACCGAAAATTAAAAATACATAGGTTAATCCAACCGCAATAAAATCTACCTTAATATCAGATCCTTGAATGGCTTTTATTTGTTTATTAAAATAGTCTTTAATAAGGTTTAAGTATAAACCATCTAAAAGAACAAATATGATTGCTGTTAATAAATATTGTAGCATTTATATTATATTATATAAAAATATTATTTTAGGAAGTCAAATGATTTTATTTTTATTATATTTTCACAAACATTTTTTATAGTGTTCTATATATAAATGACGTCTATCGGATTTAATAACCCTATTAGTGGAAGTTATGGAACTTCATCAAATGTAGCTTCAGCAACTAGTCCAGGTGGTGCTATTCGCGGATATATGACAACATCAGTAATGGATAATGATAAATCATACCCTAATTATGAGCATATTCGTTTTAATTTGAAGCAAGCATGGAATACTACTTATCCAAGTCAACTTAGAGCAAGTAATAAAAAAAGAATTATTACTCCATTTCGTGCTGTAACAAATTCAGGCGATATTTTATGCCGTGACAGTTATTCTTGTGGCGGGTCTTGTCAATCATTTCAAAGTCGTCCTAATCTAAGAGGTCTTAGCACTCGTTTTGGCTCAATACAGAGTGCTTGTGATGGATCATTAGTTCCGGCTGCTTCTTGTAACGTAAAATACGTTTATGATAGTTCTAATTATATTACGTTTGTGAAACAACAAGCCATTAATAAAAATTACAATGATTTATCTAACTCAGGAAACAATAACAGCGCAGGTCAATCTGTTTTTAGAGCAGTTCGTAGATATTAAATCTTTATACTTTTTATATTTCATTATAAAAAGTACATTATATGAAGAAAAAACCTGCCAGGCAAATAAATACTATTATACCAACTCAACATATAAATAACATTAGTATATCATCTTTAACAAATATTTTCAAGTGTGGTAAATGTAATAAATATAACAATATTGTTCAATCTCCAGTCCAAAATTGTCTTTTTTGTGGGAATCCAAATTATGTTATGAAAAATAAATAGGACTTCGTTTATATAATTTAATAATTTTTATGTAAAAATATTATTTATTCATAAAATATATAATGACTGATAAAAATTTTAATCTTTTTGGTTTTAATATTAGGGATAATAATAGTATAACAAGAGGTCAATCTAATCTAGATTATAATTTAGGAAAATTGAGTAATACTTTAGGTTCTACTACTCGGATTTATAAGCATTGCTCAAAATATTCTTCTGAACCATTAAATTGTACATTTAGGTTTGGTATAAATAGTTCTAATATACTATCTAGTATTATACCACCTATTACACCACCTATTACACCACCTATTATACCACCTAATAATTTAAATATTTCCGAACCACCAACTAATTTAATAACAACTATAGGCAATGGTGAAGCCACTATTTCTTTTACTCCTGGTTTAAATTTAGGCCCAGCTATTACTAATTATTTATATTCGTTAGATGGAGTAAATTATTTATCAAGTGGTTCAATTTCGAGTCCTATAAGAATACCTGGTCTTACGAATGGTGTAACATATAATATTACATTGAAAGCGGTTAATACAAATGGCAGTAGTAGTGCTTCTAACTCTGTTTCAGTTACACCAAGTAATTCAGGTCCTTTAGCTCCTGTGTTAACTAGTGTTACATTTAAAACTACTGATACAATGATAATAGCATTTACTCAAGATTCAAGCGGAATAACTATAACAAATTATAAATATTCTATTGATGGAGGAAATAATTATACTGCTTTTTCACCAGTAGATATTATATCACCCGTAACTATTAGTGGTTTATCTTCAAATACTACGTATAATATTAGTTTAAAAGCTGTCAGTGCTGTTGGTGAAAGTGCTTCATCTAATACAATAAGAGAAACAACTTATGCAAATGTAAATTATGTAACCTTTACGGATGTGGGTTCTTCAACATGGACCGCTCCAGATGGTGTTACATTTGTTCAATACTTAGTTGTTGGTGGTGGTGGAGGTGGTGGTGCTACATACTCAAAAATTAATGTTCTTGGTAATGTTTTAGTAACAGGCACACCACAAGCAGGCGCATATTGGATTAATAATGTTAATTTAACAAATCAACGATATCTTGGCAGAATGTATTATGGAACAAATACTACTTACCAAAACTCAGTATCATTTACTGATCCAGTACGTTTAACAGCTTCAGAAAACATTTTAGGAGATGCTAATGCTAGGTATGATTATAATAAATGGTATGGTGGAATTGAAATAGTATATTCATTAAATGGTTTAGTTACTACATCAAATTGGGTTCCACCATATCAAATTAATAGCACTCAAACTAATAATATTAGTGGTGGAAGTGGTGGTGGTTCTGGTGGTCAACTTAAAGCTTTAACCGGTACAAATATATATACTGTTACACCAGGAACTCAATATACAATTGTTGTAGGTGCGGGTGGTCAAGGTGGTCAAAGTGGTACTAATTCAGAAACAAATGGTAGTCCAGGAGGTGATTCTTCATTTGATACAATTACATCATATGGTGGTTCTGGTGGTGCTTTTTCTAGAAATATGGTTCAACTTCAAGATACTAATAAATTTGGAAAAGGTGGTAATGGCGGTCAAGGCTATGGTAATTTAGTTGGTGGTAGTGGTGGTGGTCAAAATAGTTCAAATAATTATGGACAATTTAATTCCAGTGGCACAGGATCTCTTGGCTCTCCTACAAATTTTTATGGATCATATCAATATTATGGACCAGGTGGAAATGGAGGTGTTCCAAATACTGTTGCTAGTGGAACAACTTTGGCTAATGTTGGTAAAGGTGGTAATGGAACAGGTGCTACATTGAACAGTTTCGCAAATGGTATTGATGGTGGTTCTGGACTTGTTGTAATAAGATATTATACATAAACCTATTTTGCTTTTGCCAAGCTTAACTTTTTTATAATAAAATAAAAATTATTTAGTTTTGATATACTTTTTTTTAAAGTATTTAGTTTTTGCTATACTTTTTTTAAAAGTATATTTTTTTAAAAGTATATATATAAATGAGTACTCCCTATGGAATTTCAACCTCACAAGGAACAAATACAAATGATAATGTTAGGTCTCTTGTAATAGGCCCATTAAACACAAATAAATATCCAGGAACAATGAACTATCACAGTTATGGAACCTTAGCAGGTAAACATCCAAATCCTCCATTATTTTATCCATCTCAAGAACCTGTTGATAGTGACCAAAATCTAAATGCTAGACATGAATATTTTAGAACCGCAGAATCAGTAAAAAGTTTAGCAATACAAAGAGAGAGAGAACTAGAAAGGGCAAATGGCGGAAGTGTATTTAATTATTCAACCGGTGTTTATCATGCTACTACTGGTCATATGAACTATATTAAACCGGTTGAATCATCACAACATATTCAAAAACTAAGAGGTGAAGCTGTAGGAAAAAGTGGTTATAAAATTGGATTACCTTTAGATACTGCTTATACGACTAAAAATTACTATCCTAGTGGAGCAAAGTCATCTTTAAGAAGAGCAAGATCAAGTGGTTGTGCTGCGCCAAAAAAGAAAGGAGCAATTCAAAATTATAGTTTGTCAAATGGACAAGTCTGCGGATGGGGATCTATACCAAGACAAACCTATTAAATATTTTAATTTTTATATTTTTTATAATTTTTTATTTACAGTTTATATAATGGATATTAATAAGTATTTAGTTGAATTTTTGGGAACTATGTTTTTAGTTTTTATAATATTTGCTACAGGTAACTATTTAGCAATTGGTGCTGCTTTAGCGGTAGGTGTATTTTTAGGCGGTCATATTTCAGGTGGTGCGTTTAACCCTGCTGTAGCTTTTGCCCTTTATAATGCGGGTAAATTATCAAAAGGTGATTTATTACCATACATTATTGTTGAAATTTTAGGTGGTTTGGCAGGATTTGAAGTTTATAGACGTTATGTCAATAAAGCCTAAATTTATAACAAAAATTATTAATAATATTAAAATATTAAAATATTATTATATACTATAAAATGGCAAAATCTAGGAGAAATGCTGAATACAAACCTAAAATTAGTAGAAAACGAAAATCTAGTAGAAAATATAAATTGAAGGGCGCCGGTTGGTTTGACACTTTATTGGGTACAAACAATAATAATAATTACCAAAGACAAGGTATGGGTATGGGACCAGGCATGGGTATGGGACCAGGCATGGGTATGGGACCAGGCATGGGTATGGCACCAGGTATGGGTATGGCACCAGGTATGGGTATGGCACCAGGTATGTATCCAAATCAAAATATGGGTATGGGACAACAGTACGGGGGACAATTTAGCTTCATGGGTAATCAAGGGCAACAGCCAAATTCAATGGGACAACAAGCACCTGGTATGTTTAGTAGTTTAATGAATAAAGCAAATGGTTTAGCGAATCAATATGGACCACAAGCAACTGGTTTAATGAATCAATATGGTCCCCAAGCGTCTGGTATGTTTAATGGTTTAATGAATAAAGCAACTGGTTTAGCGAATCAATATGGACCACAAGCGTCTACTATGTTAAATGGTTTAGGTCAACAAGCAACTGGTTTAGCGAATCAATATGGTCCCCAAGCAACTGGTTTAATGAATCAATATGGTCCCCAAGCGTCTACTATGTTAAATGGATTAGGTCAACAAGCAACTGGTTTAATGAATCAATATGGTCCCCAAGCGTCTACTATGTTAAATGGATTAGGTCAACAAGCAAATGGATTAATGAATAAATATGGACCTCAAGCTAGGGGTATGCTAAATAATCCTCAAATGGTATAAATTTGGTTCAGAAGAAAGTCTTAAATATTTTATATAAAATATGAAAATTAAAAAAATTTTTATATTTTATTTGTTCATTAATCTATACAAAACATAAATACTTAATCCAGATAATCCGGCAAAATATAATTGCGTCATAGGATCATTTGGTAATTTAATTTCCTCAGCATTATCAGCAATTCCACTAGTAAAACTTTCTTTTAAATTTTGATTTTTAATATCGATTAATGTAAGATAATGTGATTCTGATGATTTTTGATTATTATTATCGATTGTTTGTAATTTAATTAATTTACAGTCTGGGTTTGAACCAGCCATAAATGCTTGAGTAATTTCAAATGGATTTAAAACATTTAAATCACTCATTATACCAGGAATTAAACCTCTAAAATCAGTAAAATTTTGCCCCATTGCGCCTGAAATAAAAGGAATGTCACCATCTGGTACATTATTAATATAAATATATCTATCTTGTTGCGTATTTGTAGCTACATCATTACATTTACCACCCGTGTTTAAAAAAAATTTATTTCCTAAAGGTTGTCCTGTTTTTGATGCGCTACTTTTCCCTTGAACTAAAAGTTCAACATATTGAATTAATCCATTTATATCTTTACCAAGGGCATCCATTGTTCCCGCATCAGACATACCAATTTGTGATGGTGATTTAATATTTTCATAATATGGATAAGAAGGACCTAGTAATTTATCTTGAAGTGCTACAGCAGAACCCTTAAATACATTTGATGACCCAGATGTTGTATTAGTTGACATTATATTTTATATATATATTTAGTTTATACAATAAATATTATTATATAAATTTAATTTATTTTTTATGAAAGTTAAATTTTTTGTAAAAAAGTAAAAAACTAATTAGTCATAACAGTTGTATCTGGCATAGTGCTTGTATCTGTCGTAGAAGTTGTTGTATCTGGTGTAGTTGTATTATCAGAAGAGTCGTCATATGAAGTTGATAATTCTGAATTTGATGATGTAACATTATTAGAATAATCTTGTTGTGATTGAACTAATCCATCAACTTGGGTTTGTAATGAGGCAACATTACCACTTATATCATTCACTTCATCTTTAATACCATTTATTCCATCAAACTGTTGCTTTAAGAATTGTATGTTTGCCGCATTTTGTTTTGATAAAATTAAAGCATCATTGCCATTATATTCCTGGTAATTACTATTTTCATCATTATTGTCTAGTCCTTCTATAATGTTACCAGAATATGCTAAAAATATTTGGGCTCCTATTAATAAAATAAATATTATTATTAGTAAATTTAAAATTACACACATATTGATATAATATATTATAATAATACTTTTTATTTTCTTTAATATTTATATAATGTCTACAGCTTTTTATCCATTAGGTATGAAAACATATAATAATCACGTAAATCAAGGCGGTTATAAATCATGGAAAGGAACTGGTATAGGTAGTAATCCAGTTGGGATTACTGCTGGAACAATACGTCCTTTAACAAATAATGACCCAACTAATAATTATCCAACTGGTTTTGGTTTACCTAGACCTATAAAACACGCAAGAAAAGGAAGAAGTTTTAACGTATTAACTTATGATCCAGATACAGAACAATATATTGAAATTTCAACTAATCGTAGTGTTAAATCATCTACTGGTGGAACAATGGTAAAACAAATGATGGATAATCCGGGAAGTTTTACTGTTTCTCAAAATACATCGTCTGAAATAAATAATATTACTAAATTAGATGATGATTGTAAAGATTGTCGAGGAATAGGTATTGTATCATCATATTACCCCAACACATCATATTTAACAGATAATCCAGAACCGCAAACGCAAACGCCTGGATTTTGTTGCAATGAAGAGAGAAAAGCTCGTCGTAGATCTTTACCAGCAAGCACTAAATTAAATAAAAATTATTATACAACTCTTCAGCAATATCGTGAAAATAGATGCCAAACATACGAACAACGGGCATTTAATTTTATAAGTAATGTTGCTTTTGTTCCTGGAGCTAAACCCGGAAGTGCTTTAGCATTAAGCAATACATATGTAGCAAATTGTCAGCCAAATATTATAAGAAATGAAGACTCTTTAACAAATTTTTCTGGTTGTAGATTAGTCGTGTATAAACCAAATAATCCTCAATATGCTCAACAAGGTGCTGTTTCAAGCAGTACAAGATTATTAAAATTAAATGTAACTACCATTGAGAAAAATGCGGCTAGTTTTAAGAAAAACGCACAAGGTGTTAAAATTACAACATCTAATATAACAAGCTCATCACAACCAGGTACACCTTTTATTTTGAAAAATAAGGTTCCAAAATTATGCAATCCTCCTCTACATCCGTTTCAAAATAAAACAGTTTGTTAAATAATATTTATTATATAAAAATTTAAATTTATAATTTTTATATACATCGATTTTAATAATTTTTACAAAGTTGCGGACTTCTTACTTAAAGCCAAACTAAATATTTTATTTTTTGTATCCCAAAATACAGAACTCGATATTAAATGTAATCTATAGTATAAAAATTTGAGTATATATAATAGAATAGTTACATAAATTGGTAAATTATTAATATAATATATATCTTTAATTATCATATCCCTATATATTTCGTCATAAATAACTACATCAAAACTCCAGTTATTGTTATCATCATTATATGTAAATTTATAACCATTAACTAATAATGGCTGGTTGTTAAATGTTTGATATATTTTTTTAATCCTTGTATTTTTGATATTCAAAAAATTTTTTATTTTTGCTAACATACTAGCAGGATTATCTGTTAGTATAGCAATATCAATATCACTATTATTTTCAAGATAATCTATACGCTTAATGCTACCATAAAACAGAAAATCTGTTTCTAAATATTCTTTCATATTTGATAAAAAATTATATTTATAATCTGTTAATCTGTATTTTATATCATCCATAATATATACTTATATAAAATAATTAAACCACGTCATTTATAACAGAAGGTGTTACTTTTTTATCATCTTCATTCTTTAAATCTTCATTCTTTAAATCTTCATTCTTTAAATCTTCATTCTTTAAATCTTCATTCTTTAAATCTTCATTCTTTAAATCTTCATTCTTTAAATCTTCATTCTTTAAATCTTCA